CGTCCCATTTCTCCGTGGTACCACTGTGGCCGGTTTGTCCGATTAGCACATTTGGGACTTACTGGGGGTGTGCCGATGCCCCGAACGAAAAAGCCTGCCGGCACTGCGGTCGACACACGCAACGGCCGCCGCCTGGAGCTGGCCCAGATCACCGGCGGACGCTTCGACGCACCGGAGGGGCTGTCCGAGGATGCGGTCACCCTGTGGAGCGCCTACTGGGATGACCCGGTCGCGGCAGTGCAGACCCCGGTCGACCGAGGCGTGCTACTGAGGTGGATCGCCGAGTACGACAGGTACCTGCGCCTCATCGCGCAGGCCGACCGGAGCCCGCTGGTGACCGGCTCGCAAGGCCAGGACGTCGCCAACCCGCTTTACAAGATTGCTGACCGGGCGCTGATGGCGTGTGAGCGGGCCGAGAAGCAGATGGGCATGGGTGCCCTCAACCGCTCGTCGCTGGGTATCACCGTCGGAGCTGCACAGAAGTCCCTGCAGGACATGAACGCTCGCTATGGGGGGGAAGGCGATCAGGCCGAAACTCAGCGGCCTGATCCACGTGTCATTGACGCAGCGCTTTAACCGCGCCGCGCCACTCGTTGGCCCTCTTGGCGTTGCAGGGTTGACAGGATGGCACCAGGTTGCCGGGGACATTGTTTGTGCGGTCGCGGTCCAGGTGGTCCACGACCAACGCATCCGCGCTCTTGGGCCAACTGTTGCTCCACGTGGTGACCATGGCGCACCAGTGGCATGCGTGCGTCCCCGATCCGATCGAATCGAACAGCACCATCCGGTGCTCAAGCACGTGGCCACTGGCCCGCGCAAGAGGGTGCCTGGGCATACGAAGGATGCGGTACGCGCCCTTTGTGAGCCAAGGAATGCCCGCGTTCGGGTCGATGACGACGAGCGGGTCCCCGTGCTGCTTCCAGCGCCGATAGTGCTTGTCGCAGAACCCTCGGACCCGGTATGGCTGGACGCACCCGTCGACATCACAGTCGTCTTTCGCGCGCCGCTTGCGCCCGCCGGTATCGGCGACTAGCAGCGGATCGCCGTGTAGACGCTTTGCTTGCCAGTGGCGCTGACACAACCCTCCGCCGTAGTGCTGCCGCCCGCATTTCTTGACGGAGCACTCGCCCCGCTTCGGTCGTGGCGGGGCGTCCAAGTTGCCGTATCGACGAAGCCGCCGATAGTGCGTGTCGCAATAGCCCTGGGCCGCTCTGGGTCGACCACAGTCGAGGACGGAGCATGGCATGGTCGCCTCCAACGTAGTGGATCGGAAGAAAGCTTATGATCGGGAGAACCGTAGTGCAAGGGTAGCAGACCCCGGCTGTCAGAGTTGTGGTTGGACGCCCGTGCTGGGTGAGCTTTGGCCATCGGAAGGCGCGGTGGCCTGCGCGTGGATAGAGGCTCACTGCATCCTCGGTGAAGGAGACTGGTACGGGCAGCTAATGAAGCTGCGCCTGGACCAGCAGCAGTTCCTCTACCGCTGGTATGAGCACTGCCCCAAGTGTGGGCAGTGGCGCTACAACGAGGCGCTGCGAGGTGCGGCGACCGGTGACGGCAAGACGCAGTTCATCGCAGCGGTGACGTTGCTGGACTTCGCCGGCCCGCCGCAGATCGCACCCAAGTCACCGAACATCCCGATTGCCGCCGCGTCGTTCGAGCAGGCGAACCTGCTGTTCTCCGCCGTGGCGATCATGTGTGGCGGCCGGGACAACGTCGTCAAGGAGTCGCCGCTCAACGGCTTCTTCGAGGTCTACGACACGGAGATCAAGTTTTCCGATGGTCGTCCGGGCCGCATCTTCCGGGTGGCTGCGGTTGCCGGCACGAACGAGGGCGGCCTGCCGTCGCTGTTCGTCCGCGACGAGCTGCACGAGTGGGGCGAGCCCGGGTCCAACAAGGCCCGGGTCGCGACGGTCATCGGCAAGTCGACGTTCAAGCGGCGCATCCCGCGCCGCGGCTGCGGTCGGATCATCTCGCTGTCCACAGCCGGCTTCGACGTCGACCACTCCTTCCTCGGCCAGCTCTACAGGCTGGGCGTGAAGGCGCAGCGCAACCCGAAGCTGGCACCGCGGTTCCTGTTCGACTGGCGCGAGGCGCCGGAGGGCCTGGACTTCAAGAAGGCTTCCGACCGACGCATCGCGGTGAAGGCTGCATCTGCTGCGGCCGGTGTGCTGTGGAACGTCGAGGACCGGGTGGCGGAGTGGGGCAAGCCCGCCTTCCCCTCGCATGAGTGGATTCGCTACTTCGCGAACAAGTGGGTCGACGTCGCCGAAGAGTCCTGGCTCAAGGATCATCCGGGCGCATGGTCGGCATGCCAGGGCGAGTGGGAGTCGGCACCAGCGAACCCGTTCGTCGTGGTCATCGACATGGCGCTCAAGCATGACTCGGTTGCAGTCTCAAGGATGGAGAAGCTGCCCGACGGCCGGATCGCCATCACGACCCGCATCTGGGAGGCGATGGGCGGTCGTATCGATCACCTGGACGTCTTCAACTACGTCAAGAAGATTGCGGTCGGCGCGAGCTTCCGGGGTGTGGTCTACGACCCGCGGTTCTTCGAGGTGCCAGCGCGCGACCTCGAGGACAACGGCATCCTGGTCATCCAGTTCGACCAGTCCCCGCAGCGCATGGCGCCGGCGTGTGGGCTGACGTTCCAGATGATCCTGGACGGCAAGATCGTCCACAACGGTGACGAGCAGCTTTCAGCGCACGTCAGGGCGGCCGTCAAGCGCGAGCAGGAGCGCGGCTTCACGCTCTCCAAGGGCAAGTCCAAACGGCACATCGATGCCGCGATCACCTTGTGCATGGGCGTCTGGACGCTGCACGAACCCGAAGCCACTCCCGTCACACCCATGTTCGCTTTCGCCTGACAGGAGGTTTGCCATGACTGTTCTCAACCTTCCGGTTGGGTACATCACCGCAGAGGCCCGGCAGGTGAAGTTCGGGCAGGTCGCGCTCGCTCTGGTCGCCTGGGTGCTCGTCGGCCTCGGCCGGTTGACGTATGTCATCGCATCCGGGCTGTGGCTGGTGGTGGCGTGGTGTGTCACCGCGGTGAAGGTCGGATGGCGTGAGGCGCGTGCCGATGCTGAGCGGGGGAACGGTGCCGACAACCAGCGCACTTGATCGCGTCAACGCCGCCTTCTCCGGCCGCGTAGCGCAGCGCGACAACCAGACCAGCGCCATCTCGATCTACGACTGGGCGCGGCAGTTCCGCCCGGGCGGCCAGGTCACCTACAACGGCACCCCGTACACGTCGTGGCAGGTTTCCGGCGGCGGTGCGAACTCGGCGCAGTACGACAGCAACTCGGTCGTGTTCGCCTGCGAATCCAAGCGCATCATGGTGTTCTCCGAGGCGCGGTTCCAGTTCCAGCAGCTGCGCTCCGGCCGCCCAGGCGACCTGTTCGGTGCCCCGGACCTGTCGGTGCTGGAGACGCCGTGGATAGGCCACACGACCCGCGACCTGCTGGCCCGAGCCGAACTGGATGTCACGGACGCGGGCAACTCGTACTGGGTGCGTGACGGTAGGTATCTGCTTCGGCTTGATCCGCAGAACGTCAAAATCATCACCGAGGCTGCGGTTGACCCGGTCAGCGGATTCAGGGTAGGTGAACGGCTGATCGGCTATGCCTACATGACCGCCCGCGACCAGGTCACCATCTACGACCCGACCGAGATCGCCCATTACAAGCCGATCCCCCACACCGCAAGCCAGTTCCTGGGCATGTCGTGGCTCAACCCGTGCCTGCCCGACGTCGATGCCGACCGGCAGATGACCGAGCACAAACGGACGGCGCTGCGCAACGGCGCGAACCTCGGCTACGTCGTCTCCCTCGACGCCTCGATCACCGGTGACCAGTTCAAGGACTTCGTCGCAAAGTTCCGCGAACAGCACGAGGGCCCGGAGCAGTCCGGCAAAACCCTGTTCCTCGGCGGCGGTGCGGACGTCAAGACGGTTGGACAGTCGTTCGGGGACCTGGCGTTGAAGGCGACCCAGGGCGCCACTGAAACGAGGATCGCGGCCTGTGCCGGCGTGCACCCGGTCGTCGTCGGCCTGTCCGAGGGCATGCAGGGCTCGAGCCTCAACGCGGGCAACTATGGCGCCGCGAAACGCAACTTCGTCGACGGTACGATGCGCCCCCTGTGGGGTGCGTTCGCCTCTGCTTTCGGCTCGCTGGTCAACGTTCCCGCCAGTTCACGGCTCTGGTACGACGACCGCGACATCCCGTTTCTGCGCGAGGACGTCACCGACCAGGCCGAGATCCTGGCCAGGAACGCGCAGACGATTCGGGCGCTTGTCGACGCTGGCTATGACCCCGATGCGGTCATCAACGCAGTCCTGTCCGGCGATGTCGGACGCCTCGTAGGCCAGCACACCGGCTTGTATTCGGTCCAACTTCAAAAGCCCGGTTCGGGCACATCCACTACGGAGGCATCGTGAGCGCCGTCATGCTCGACCTGTGTCGCTCGGTGCCGTTCGCGTCGCGTGCGGCCAAAGAGCCCGGCGACGGACAGACCCTGGAAGGCCACGCCGCGGTCTTCGGCGAACGAACAATGATCGACTCGTGGGAGGGTTCCTTCTACGAGGTGATCCGTAAGGGCGCCTTCAAGAAGACCATTCGTGAACGCACGCCGGTCATGCAGTTCGACCACGGCCGGCACCCGCTGATCGGATCCATCCCGATCGGCGCGATCGAGGACCTACGTGAGGACGACGAGGGCCTGTACGTCCGTGGTCGGCTGTCGGACAACTGGCTCATCGAGCCGGTCCGTGACGCGATCCGCGAGAAGAGCGTGACGGGTATGTCGTTCCGGTTCTCCGTCGTCCGTGAGGAGTGGCGCGACAACGCGGGCAAGCCCGTCAAGTCTGAGGAGCTCGACACGCTGCTCTGGTCTCCAGGTACGCGCGGACCGCTGGAGCGGACTCTCATCGAACTGCGGGTGCCCGAGCTCGGTCCCGTCGTGTTCCCCGCCTACGCCGGTACCGATGTCGGTGTCCGCGCCCGCAGTGTTGCCGGGGATGTCCTCGACGACGCCGATCTGCGCCGAGAGGTGCGCCAGGCGCTGTTCACCGGCAGGTCGACCGATGACGGCATGCCCGACGACCCGGACCTGCGCCGCGAGGTCGCACGCGCGGTCCTGTTCGGCAACACCCAGACCACGCCGGCCGAACCGCCCACCGGGCGCCCGGCCGACGAACGGCCCGGCAAGGCCGCCCGCTCCACCGACGCGCCGCCCACCGGGCACCCGTCGCCCGCACCAAAGGACGCGCCGCCCGACGCCGGGCACCCGTCACAGACCGATCAAGCACGCCGCCAGCAGTACGTACGGCGCGCCTACGTGACGCGAGAAGGCGTCGGAAGAAGGTTTACGTGAGCACCAACGACCAGAAGAACACCCGGCTCGTCGAACTACGCGACCGACTGGGCGACCTGGACTCCCAGATCCTCGGCCTCGCCGAGAAGCAGACCCCCCTCACCGACGATGAGGAGACCCGCTGGGAAGACCTGACCACCGAGCGCGACACCATCGTCCCCGAGTACGACAAGCTCGAGCAGCGCGCCGCCCGCGTCGCCGAGATCCGCACGAAGACATACCGGGAGATCTCCGGCCTGCCCGTGGCACGCAAGGCCGTCGACGAGTACTTCGGCGTCGACGTGCGATCCATGGACTGGCGCACCGCCCGAGACGGCGCCCTGCGCATCCTCGACGACCGCGAGCAGAACTACTCCCTCTCCGGTCACCAGCAGGACCACATCGACACCAAGGTCCGCAGCGCACGCGAGACCGATCTCGCCCGGCGCATCGTCGTCACCGAGAACGAGCACTACCGCTCGGCGTTCTACAAGATGATGACCCGCGGCACCCCGTCCGTGCTCACGTCCGAAGAGCACATCGCGATGCTGCGCTATGAGGAGTACCGCGCCGCGTCGGAGGGCACCACCACCGCCGGCGGATTCGCGATCCCCGTCTTCATCGACCCGTCCGTCATCCTCACCGATCAGGAGACCGACAACCCGTTCCTCACCATCGCCCGGCAGGTCAACGTCAACACCAACGCCTGGAAGGGCGTCAGCGCTGCGGGCGTGTCGTGGTCGTTTGACGCGGAAGGCTCGACGGTATCCGACGACGCCGTCACAATCGCGCAGCCGTCTGTCACCGTCTACACCGCCCGCGGCTTCATCCCGTACTCGATCGAGATCGGGGAGGACTGGCCCGGCTTCCAGGCCGAGATGGCCCGCCTGCTCGCCGAAGGCTACGACGAGCTGCTCATCAACAAGTTCAGCACCGGCAACGGCACCACCGAACCGCGCGGCATCATCACCGCACTGGATGCCAACACCAACGTCGAGGTCGTCTCGACCACGGATGGCGCTTTCGGTTTCGAGGACGTCTACGCGGTCTGGAAGGCCCTGCCGCAGAAGTACCGCCGCCGGGCTTCCTTCATGATGTCCGTCGACATCAACAACCGCATCCGGCAGTTCGGCGCGTCCAACGTGTACCACGCCGCCACTGTTTCGCTGCCCGCCGGTGCTGCCGAGGTGCTGTTCAATCGGGCCGTCTACGAGAACCCGTACTTCCCGGACTTCTCAAACACGACTGGGGCCTCCAACCGCCTAGTCGTGGGCGATTTCAATAACTACGTCGTCGCTCGCCGTAGCGGGATGAATGTTGAGCTTGTGCCTCAGCTCTTCGACGTCACCAACAACCGCCCGACCGGCCAGCGTGGCTGGTTCGCCTACGCCCGGATCGGCGGGAACAGCGTCAACGACCTGGCGTTCCGCCTCCTGCAGAACCAGTAACACCCGTCGCCCTCGCCTGATCGTCGAGGGAAGGAAGCCCCGGCCCCTCCAGGTGGCCGGGGCTTCCGCCTACCTGGAACCTGGATCAAGGAGTTGTTTTGTCTCTCGTCAAGAACCAATGGCTGGCCGCAGTTACTTCAGACCAGACGACAGCGTCCGAAGAGATCACTGGAGCAAGTTCCTACTGCCTGCATGCGGTGTGGACTGGCGGACCTCTTTCTGGCGGCGTCGTCGATATGCAGGGTTCTGTCGATGGATCCAACTGGACCAGTCTGGTATCCATCAATTTCGCCAGCCCTGCATATCCCGCCTCAAGATTCGCATGGGCAAACGATCGGCCAGTGAAATACATCCGTGTAGATCTCTCCGGTCTCGCCGGTGGCACCTCGCCCACGATCACTGCAAGCGTCCTTGCGGTCTGAGAGGAGATCTCCATGACAATTGTCTTCGCCACTTTCTCGACGTGGGTCACGCCCACGGTGATGATCAACAAGGGTGAGGCGTGGGATGAGAGCGACCCGGTGGTGCGTTCGCACCCGGATTGGTTCTCGCCGACGCCGCCGGAGGTTCGCACGTCTGCCGCCGCGGTGTTCACGCAGGAATCGGCGAGTCGTGCACGTCCGGTCGAGCAGGCGACTGCGAATCCGGGCGAGGTACGTTCGCGTACCGATGCCGCACTCGACGAGACCGAGCAGCTGCGTCAGCGGCTCACCGACGCCGGCTTGAAGCCTGACCGACGATGGAGCCTTGAGCGGCTGCGCCAGGAAGCCGCGAAGGTCGCGGGTGCCTAGGCCGGCAGAGGAGTCCGTCTGCCTGTCGTATGTCCACGACGTTGAGCTGACGCACTCGTTCGACGACTCGAAGATGCATCTGATGCTGTTCGACTTCGCCAACCATGGACGCATCATGCGCGGCGGGTATGTACCGATCCGGTGTGCCCGAAGCTCGACCCTCAGTGAGGCACGCAATCTCGCTGTTGAGGGGTTCCTGTCGGGACCCGCAGACTGGCTGTTCATCGTGGACACCGACATGGGTTTCGCTCCGGACGTGCTGGAGCGGCTGATCGAGGTGGCTGATCCGGTGGAGCGGCCGATTGTCGGCGGGCTGTGTTTCGCGCAGAAGGAGATTGCCGCCGACGGGTTGTCCGGTTACCGCACTTCGCCGCGGGTGACGATCCTTGATTGGGTCAAGACGCCTGATGGCGAGAAGTTCGCGGGCCGGACGCACTTCCCGGTCAACACTGTGGTGCGCTGTGCCGGTACTGGTTCGGCATGCATTCTGATCCATCGCAGCGTGTTCGAGAAGATCGCTGCCGAGGTCGGGCCAAACTGGTACAGCCGGGTCACCGGATCCGACGGCAAGCTGATCGGCGAGGACGTCTCGTTCTGCCTGCGCGCCGGTGCGGTCGGTATGCCGGTGCATGTCCATACAGGGGTGAAGACCTCGCATCTGAAGAACGTGTGGCTGCAAGAGGCTGATTTCTGGCAGCAGGCGACCGTGCCGTCCGCGGCCGAAGAGGTCGATGTCATCGTTCCGGTGCTGAACCGGCCACAGAACGCCGAGCCATTCATGCGCAGCCTGCGGGCGTCGACCGGCCTGGCGACAGCGCATGCGATGTGCGACATGGGCGACGACGCGACGATCGAAGCATGGCGTGCCGCCGGTGCGCAGGTGCATGTCCGTCACTACGACATCGACCGCCCCGGTACGTTCGCCGAGAAAATGAACGAGGGCTATCGCCTCACTTCACGGCCGTGGCTGATGGCAGTCGGTGATGACGCCCGGTTCCATTCAGGCTGGCTCGACCATGCCCAGCATGTCGGCAACACCTACGGTGCGCACGTGGTCGGCACGAACGACCTCGGCAACCCGCGCGTCATGGCCGGTGAGCACGCCACCCACCTGCTCATCCGCCGCAGCTACGTGGATGAGATGGGCGCTTCGTGGGACGGCCCGGGCGTCGCATGCCACGAGGGCTACCGGCACTGGTACGTCGACGACGAGGTGGTTGCCGCCTCGAAGCAGCGCGGCGTATGGCAGATGGCATTGGGCTCGATCGTCGAGCATCTGCATCCGCTGTTCGGCAAGGGCGCCGACGACGACGTGTACCGGCTGGGCCAGTCCCATTCCGCCGCAGACAGGAAGGTGTTCGAGAAGCGATGCCAGATCAATCTCTGACTGTGACCGCGGCGCCGTTTCCGCATCTGGTCCTCGACGGCTGGTGGGATGAGCAACTGCTGCGCAGGGTCGTCGACGAGTTCCCCGACCCGCAGACGCCCGGATGGCGCCGCTTCGAGAACTCCAGCGAGCGCAAGCTCGAGGGCCCGCCGGGCCTGTGGGGTGCGGCAACGCGGGAGCTGTTCGACCTGATCGAGGCACGCATCCCGGAGCTGGAGCAGGCGTTCGGCATCCGGGGCCTACGCATGGAGACCGTCGGCGGCGGCTTCCACCTGATCCCGCCCGGCGGCTACCTGGCCGTTCACGCGGACTTCAACCGCTCCCCGCGGACGGGCCACTTCCGGCGGCTGAATCACCTGATCTACTTGAACGACGGCTGGGACGACGAGGGCGGCCACCTGGAACTGTGGGACGCCGACGGTGGTATTGCCTCGCTGGTGCCGGAGTTCAACCGGACAGTGGTTTTCGAGACCTCCGACCACTCTTGGCACGGACATCCGAAGGCTGCCGACCGGTGGCGCAAGTCGGTGGCGGCGTACTTCTTCACCGAAGAGCCCCCGCCCGGCTACATGGCCGAGCACTCCACCATCTGGCACTCAAATCAGGGGGCATAAACCATGGCCAATCGTTCTGATCTTCCTGTTGAGGTGGACACCACCCTGGACGGTTCCGGGGTCTACGTCGGCGCATGGATCGACTCGGCCGGTATCTTCCGGGTCCGCTGCGTGGTTCAGGGCGCTATTGCCGGTGTCGACGAATCCAGCGATCAGACCAATGTCCTGCGTTCGGTGACCCTTGCCGATGGGGACGAGGTGGCGCTCACGACGCGTTACTTCCGACTCGTCGGCTCAGGTTCTGCATCTGCGACCTTCCGGGCCGCGCTCCGGGTGGTCGGATGATGAGCGCCGTCTACGTCGTCGATCAGTTCAACCTGGCGGACAGTATCGTGGCCACGGGCCGCCAGGATGCCGAGGGTGCGGTGAAGGTCTGGGAGGACCTTGACCGCTATCGGTCTGTCGTTGCGGCCGACCAGCCCGAGGTCATTGTCGAGACCGGCACCCATCTGGGCGGCTCGGCTCGCTGGTTCGCGGCCCTGGGTGTCGATGTAGTAAGCATCGACACATTGCAGCGCAACCTCGATCGGCAGTCACGAGTCCGATGGCTGATCGGCAACTCGATCGACCCGAATGTTGTCGATGAGGTGCGTCAACTGGTTGCCGATCGGCGCACCATGGTAGTGCTGGACTCCGACCATTCCGCCGATCACGTCCGGGCGGAGATCGCCGCATACGGGCCGCTGGTCACTGTCGGATGCCACCTGGTGGTGGAGGACGGGATTGCCCGGTTCATGGATGGTCATAGCGGAGATCCGCTGGTTGCGATCGAGAACGCGCTCATCGACGATCCGGACTGGGTGCGGGATGTCGACACCGAGTCCATGCACCCGGTGACGATGTATCCGGCAGGGTGGTGGATCCGTGCACGCTGAAGCACATAGTTGGGTGGCTCAGTACCGCTCCGACGAGTCGGTAACAGTCCTCGACATCGGCGGCCGGAACATCAACGGCACCACGCGGGACCTGTTCCCTCACGCCGACTACACCACCATTGATATCGCGGCCGGCGAGGGTGTCGACATCGTCGCCGACGCCGGGGGCTGGGTGCCCGACCGTGAATACGACCTCGTCGTGTGCACCGAGGTGTTCGAGCACACGGCGTCCTGGCCGCAGATCATCGCTACCGCGTTCAAGGCGCTGCGACCCGGCGGCCAGTTCGTCGCCACGATGGCCGGCCCTGGTAGGCCGCCGCATTCGGCAGTTGACGGCGGCTGGACGCTTCACCCGGGCGAGTACTACGGCAACGTGGCACCAGAGGACCTGCGCCGAACCTTGGAAGAAGCCGGGTTCGTGGTCCTCGCAGTGGATCGGCGCAGCACCCCGGCAGATGTGCGATGCGCGGCGACGCGACCTGATGGGGGGTGAGTCGTGGCGACCACCACCTATGCCTCCCGGGATGAGCTGAAGTCGCGTATGTCGATCACGGTGACGACGTGGGACATGATGATCGACGACGCGCTGGATGCAGTGTCGCGTGATATTGACGGGCACTGCAACCGAAAGTTCTGGGTCGACGACGCCGTGTCGGCCCGCATCTACTATCCCGACTGTCGGCGCATGACGGAGATTGACGACTTCTCCACGACGATCGGCCTGGTCATCAAGACCGACACCGGCGGTAACGGCACCTATGCCACGACGTGGGCGAGCACCGACTACGAGTTGAGTCCGCTCAATGGAATTGTCGACGGCGAGACGGGTTGGCCCTTTCGGCGCATCAAGGCTGTCGGCGCCCTCGAGTTCCCGATCTATCTGACCGAGTACCAGCGCGCGCCGCTTCAGGTGACGGCGAAGTGGGGTTGGGCCGCAGTGCCGAGTCCGGTGAAGCAGGCGTGCCTGATCCTCGGCGAGGCGACGTTCAAAGCCAAGGATGCGGCGTTCGGCGTGGCCGGCTTCGACGGGATCGGTGTCGTGCGGGTACGTGACAACCCGATGGCCGAACGCAAGTTGCGCAAGTACCGGCACAACGCGGTACTGGTGGCCTGACATGACGGCGACAATCACGCAGGTCCGCAACGGCCTGAAGACGCGCCTGGCGACGATATCCGGCCTGGAAACCTTCGCCCGCACACCCGGCGGCAGCGTCAACCCGCCGCTGGCAGTCGTGTATCCGGCGCCGGAACGGTTCCTGCACTACGACACGGCGATGGACGGCCTGGCCGACAACGCCACGTTTCTGATCAAGCTGGCGGTTGCTGGCGTCGAAAGCGACGAGGCGGAGACGGCGCTGGACGCCTATCTCGCTCACTCGGGCAGCAGCTCCATCCGGGCCGCGGTCGCCGCCGACAGGCGCCTGTCCGGCATCGTCGGCTATGCCGAGGTCACCGACGTCGTCAACTACGGCACGACCATCATCGGCGGGCAGCCGTATTTCGGCGCTGACCTGCTGGTGTCGGTGGCGCTGTGAGGAGGTAGGTCATGTCTTTCCCGGCCGCGATCGTTCCTGTATCCGTCACCGGCAAGATCGTGAGCGGCTCGGACGGCGTGACACCAGCCGTCGGCACTGTCACGTTCACGATGCCGGGCCCACTGTATGACACTGCGGATAATGTGCTGCTGTCGGCGGTCACCTATACGGCGACGCTGAACGGCACCGGCAGTTTCACGATCAGTCTGCCTCCGACGAACTCACCGAACGTCAGCCCGTCGAACTGGGAGTACGACGTCCACATCCTGACCAACCCGCATTCGGAGTACGGCGCGATCCAAGTCCCGTACAACGGCGGCACGGTCAGCTTCAACTCGGCGTACACGCCGGGTCTGGCCGCGGTCGGCGGGAACACTTTCGTCCCGGCTTCGGGTGGGACGATGACCGGTGATCTGATCCTGTCCGGTGCGGGCACGGATCTGTCTGTGGGTGGTACGTCGACACTGACGGGCAACGTAACCGTCGGCGGGCTGCTGAACGGCACATTCTCGGGCGTCTCGGCGAACTTCTTGGAGCTGGTCGCGACGATGCTGTCCGGCGGCGTTATATCCGGCGGCAAGTTCACGATCAACGCCGATCCGACGAAGCTGAACATCTCGGCGATGATCGGCTACATCGTCGACTACGACTCGTCGGTGCCGATCAGCTCCGTGAACCCGTCGCTGACCAGGATCAGCCTGGCGGCGCAGACCGGCTTGTCGCTGACCGGGCCGGGTAGCCAGACCACCACGTGGTGGATGGTCAACAGTGTCGGGGCGATCGTGCAGCAGGCCGCTCGGCCTACTCCGGAGCAGCGGCGGCAGAACATCGTTCTCGGCGCGACCGCGCAGTTCAGCGGTGTCATCTTCATCGCGCAAACCTTCCCAGAGAGTCCTTCCCACCCCAACCAGCAGTATGCCGACCTGGCCGACTCGCTCGGCCCGTTCATGGTCAACGGCAGCATGATCACCGTATCGGCCAACGGCGCCAACCTGACGCTCAACACATCGGGCGGCAGGCTGTTCGCCAGGTCGTTCGCGCAGGCGGCGAACTACCGCAACCCTCACCAGGCCGCGTTGGCCGCGCAGACTCCGGTGTCGTGCCGGCGGGCATCCGCTACGGCAGTGCTGCCCACCTTGCAGACCGTCCTCGATGTCGCCAACTACGACCTGAACGGCGCGGGCGTGGTCGCAGCGATTCCGGGCGGCACCAACGTCGCCAGCAACTTCGGCGTGTACGCCTTCGCTACGACTACGACCACTGACCAGATGGCGATCCAGTACGGGCAGGCGGCCTACTCGTCGCTGGCCAACGCGACCGCCGCGCTCGGCGCGGGCAGCCACATCACCAACCCGCTGTTTGTCGACGGCGCGCTGATCGCCTATATCTCGGTCATCAGGACTGCCACGAACCTTTCCGACCCGTCACAGTGCGTGATCACTCCCGTGGCGAAGTTCTCCATCTGACGAGGGGTGATGCCCGTGAAGTTCCTGATCGTTCATCCCGGGCCGCAATTCAGCGTTCACGATGTGTACGTAGGTTGGGTTGAGGCGCTGCGCGAACTCGGTCAGCAGGTCGCGGAGTACAACCTCGCTGATCGGCTCAACTTCTACGGCTCGGCCCTGGTCGAGGACTCGCCCGGCCTGTTCCGTAAGTCGCTCACCAACAGCCAGGTCGTAGAGCTGGCAGTCAACGGCCTCTACTCGGCGATGTACAAGATGCAGCCCGATGTACTGCTGGTCATCTCCGGGTTTTTCGTCCCACCGGAGCTGCTAGAGCTGGCACGGCAGCGCGGGACTGCGGTCGTCATCGTGCACACCGAAAGCCCGTACGAGGACAAACGGCAGCTTGAGATCGCCCCATACGCGAACCTGAACCTGCTCAACGACCCGGTCAACATCGCCGCCTACCAGCAGTACGGCCCGGCCGTGTACATGCCGCACGCCTACCGGCCGGTGGTGCACCACCCGGGCACCGCGGCGCCCGAGATGGCGTGCGACCTCGGGTTCGTCGGCACCGGCTACGCCTCGCGTATCGAGTTCTTCGAGGCGATGCAGCTCGATGGGCTGCAGGTGCTGCTCGGCGGGAACTGGCAGCAGCTGGCCGAGGACTCCCCGCTGCGGGCGCATGTGCCGCACGACATTGTGCACTGTCTCGACAACGCGGAGACCGCCGACGTCTACCGCTCGGCCAAGGTGGGCATCAACTTCTACCGCCGCGAAGCCCAGCATGTCGACCTGGTCGACGGGTGGGCGATGGGTCCGCGTGAGGTGGAGATGGCCGCCTGCGGCCTGTTCTTCCTGCGCGACCCGCGCGGTGAGGGCGACGGCGTCCTGCCGATGCTGCCCACGTTCGACTCGCCGCAAGAGGCGGGGGAGCTACTGCGCTGGCATCTGGCGCACGACGACCAGCGCCAGGCGCTGGCAGATAAGGCCCGTGAGGCGATCGCCGATCGGACGTTCAACCACTATGCCGCGGCGCTGCTGCGGCTGATCATCACCTAGGGGTGCAAGATGGCTCGCATCAGCGGACGTAACGGCCGCGTCTACATGGGCATCGCGTCGTCGGCCGCACTGGCCGAGCCGCTGCCATTCGTCGCCACGTACAACATCAATTTCGCTACCAGCAAGATCGACGTCACCGCGATGGGCGACGCCAACAAGGTGTACCTGTCCGGCCTGCGCGACGCGACCGGTTCATTCAACGGCTTCTACGACGATTCGACCGCCCAGACTTACACGGCGGCCGTCGATGGCGCGCCCCGCAAGTTCTACCTCTACCCGAACCTTGATCTCCCGACACAGTACTTCTTCGGCCAGATCCTTGCCGACCTGACCATCGACGCCGGTGTCGATGGCGCGACCACGATGGCGGCAAGCTGGGCGGCGTACTCGCCGATCACCAAGCAGGGCTGAGCCGTGGGCATCCGGGTCGACGTCTCGGGCAGCCGCGACCTGGCCCGGTTCGCCCACGCCTTGCACCAGGCAGGCAAGACGGACCTCTCCGCCGAGCTGAACCGCGGCCTACGCGCCGCGGGCAAGGACGTCATCACCGAGGTCCGCCGGCACACCGACGACTACATGCCTGCCGGGTATGAGAAGACTTTCACTGGGTCGCTGAAACTTGAGACTCAGGTCCAGCTCATCAAGAACAACCGCGTCAGCGTGGTCGGGTTCGGCCTCGGCCGGTCCCGGCGCCGCGACGCGGTCCGCCTCGACGAGGGCGAGCTGCGTCACCCGGTGTACGGCCGTCGCCGTCGGCTCAAGTCGGGGCGCAACAAAGCCAATCCATGGGCGGTGCAGCGCATCAGGCCGGGCTGGTTCTCCGAGCCCGCGATGCGTGCGCTGCCGCAGGTCCGCAGACAAATCGACGCCGCAGTTGGTCGCGTCGCCGCCAAGATAGGGAGAGCAGGGTAATGCTCAAGCCGTCACAGATCCGCCTGTCCGACGCCGATCGCGAGGAGTACGGCGGCCCGGAGTGGCTCGACCTCGACCCGACCGCGTTCACCGCCCGGCGCGTGAGTGTCCTGAGCGCGTGGGAGCGGGAGTGCGGGGTCAAGGTCATCGACCTCGTCACCGGCGAGCTTGACGTCCGGGCGATGGAGACGCTGCGGGTGATGGCCTGGTACGCGCGCAAGCTCGCGGGCCTGGACACGGCGTGGTCGACGTTCGACCCGCACATCCTGGAGGCGCAGATGCGCCACCCGGAGCTGCCGGAGGCCGCTGATGTGGACCCCCCAGCGCAGTCCTCGCCCGAGTCCTCGACGGACGAGGTATCGACGACTGGCTGAGGGTGATGACGCCCTGGTTTTGGGAGACGTTTCAACTCCCCGCCCGCGAGGTCGAGGAGCTGACGCTCCGTCAGGCCGAGGCGTACCTCCACCGGTGGGAGATCCGGCAGCGCAAGAGCTAGCGGCCGTACTTCAGGCATCTGCCACCCAGCACCAGCCCGGACGCGCGTAGGTCTTCGAGTACCAGATCACCATTGGGCGCGGTGCCGTTGTGCCTGGCCAGGAGGTTCTCCATCGGACCGATCTGATTGTCGATGTCCTTGGACATGTGCTCGGGGGCCACGTCACGGATCGTCTTCAGGTCGCCGACGGTCTTCTCGACTCGCGCCCAGTCCACGGTAGATCCATCGGGGTGCTTGACGACGGCCAAGATGTCGTCGGTTACGTCGGACAGGGCCGGGATGAGTAGGGCGCAGGTGCCCGCCTCGTCCATGGCCACCCTCGTCGCTGCGGGTTGCGGATCGCTCGCCACGCGCCATCCCAGCATCACGGCCACACCGACCGCGCCGAGCAGCGCGAAGCTGATCGCCAGGCCGAGCAGGACGGGCCAGATCCTCCGTCGCCGTACCGGACCGCGCTGCCCTGATGGTGGTGCCCCGCCGTGCTCGTATCCATCGCTCATTTGCCGCACGGTACATCCCGCCACCACATGATCACGGTCCGCTGACCGGGGGAGGCGGGGTAGCCGCATGGCCAATGAGGTCAGGCTTGACATCGCCGTAACAGGCGAGCAGCAGGCCAAGGCAAAGCTCAAGCAGGTCGAAGACGCGGCGGTCAAGGCTGGCGACGGCATCGAGGGCATGGGCGAGGATGCCGATGTCGCCGCGAAGAAGTCCGACGGGCTCGGCGAATCCCTTGGGGATGCCACCAAAGAGGCGGGCTACCTTGAGCGTCAGATCGCCTCGACGACCGACCGCCTCAAGGATCTGATCAAGCAGCTCGACGCTACCGGTGACACGTCGCTGGTCAAAGACATTCGTAAGGGCAAGCGCGAAGTCCGCCAACTCGAAGGATTCGCCAAGGAGCTGCTCGCGCCCGTAGCCACGGGTGCTGCCGAGGCGGGCACCTGGGTCGGCACCATAATCGGCAAGTCGCTGCTTGACGGACTGAAGGTGGCCGCCGCCGCAGCGTCTGAGGTAGTCATCCCGCTCCTCGCCGGCATCGCTATCGCTGCCACTCCGCTCATCGGCGCTTCGGTGGCGGCTGGCGTACTCGGCGGCGTCGGTGCCGGCGGGATCATCGGCGGAATCATGGCTGCGTCCCAGGATCCCCGGGTGGTCGACGCGGCCGGCGGAGTGGCCGAGCGGGTCAAGGATGCGTTCGCCGGTGCGGCAGAGCCTTTCATCGCTCCGATGCTCAAGTCGCTGTCGATCCTGCAGACGGCCGGGACGAACACCGCAAGGAGTCTTGCTGGACCATTCGCCTCGCTGGCACCGCTGCTGACACCGCTGGCCAACGGCCTGGCGGGCTTGGTCTCCAATGCGATGCCCGGCCTGACGAAGGCGTTCGAGGCGGCCAAGCCAGTCCTCCGGGTGGTCGCGGACGAACTGCCGCACATCGGCGAGGCGCTCAGCTCGTTCTTTTCCGCCACGTCCGAGGGCGGCGACGGCGCAGCCATAGCCATGGCGCAGATCCTGAACGTTGTCCAGGACGTGATCGTCTTCGTCGGCAACCTGCTCGGCGATCTCGGGCAGGCCTATGAATGGTCGGTCCGTACCGGTGTCGCAGTGTCTGGCGTATTTGAGGACATTTTCGGCTGGATGCCGCTCATCGGCGATATCTTCGCAAGCTCGAATGATCACTTCGAGGACCTGATCGCCAGCCTGAACGCAGGCAAGAACCCGATCGGCGACTTCTCCGGCGGCATGACCGACATCGGGGACTCGACCGAGACGGCCGCAGCAAAGGTCGAAACCCTGAAGTCCGCCATCGATGAGCTTTTCGGCAAGACGATGAGCCTGGACGAGGCGAACCTGCACTACAAGGAAGGGCTGCTCTCCCTACAGGAGGAGCTGACCAGCGGCACGCGCACCCTGAACGAGAACACAGAGGCGGGCCAGGACAACGTCGAGGCCATCCTGCAGCAGATAGGCAAGATAGAAACTCTTCGTAAGGCCAACGCTGACGGGGCGATGGGCCTCGAAGGTGCCAACAAGGTGTACGACGCACACCTCGAGCAGCTGCGTAAGAACCTGCTGAGTCTCGGCTACAACGCCGCCGCGGTCCAGGTGCTGATCGACAAGTACAAGAACATCCCGAAGAACGTCACCACTCAGCTGTCTGTCTCCTATACCGGAGGCTTCTCCACCGGCGGTAATGCAGCATTCAGTCAGCGTGCCTCCGGCGGTCCGGTCAAGCCCGGCCAGCCGTACCTCGTCGGCGAGCAGGGTCCCGAGTTGGTGACCTTCGGCGAGAACGGCACGGTCCACACCGCATCGGACACCGCGGCCATGATGTCGGGCGCTTCCGGCGGCTCGATGGGCGGCGCGGCGGCCGGCGGCGGCGGTACGCAGGTCACGATCGGGCTTGCGCCCGGCGGCGACCAGGCACTCCTGTCGATGCTCGTCGGCATGCTGCAGATCTACGTCCAGGGCCACGGCGGCAACGTCCAGGATGCACTCGGATGGGACAGGTGAGCTCATGGCCTGGCCTACGACACCCCTCGACGTCAAAGTAGAACTCGCGCTCGGCGCGGACCTGTCCGCCGCTCCCGCGACGTGGACGTGGACGGACATCACCGCCTACACCCGCATCGACGAGGGTGGTGTCCGTATCACCCGCGGCCGTACGGGCTCCGCTCAGACTGCGGCCCCGATGCAGATCGTCGCCAAACTCGACAACACGGACGGCCGTTTCGCCCGCCACAACCCTCTCGGCGCCTACTACGGACTCCTGCGCAAGAACACCCCGATGCGGGTGTCCGTCAACCCGGGCACTGGGTACGTGTCCCGCGGGATCGCCTATGTCCCGGCGTGGGCTCCGGAGTGGGATCCGTCCGAGCAGGACCAGTGGGTGACGGTCACGGCGTACGGTCTGCTGCGCCGGATCCGGCAGGGCAACGCGCCCGTCCGGTCGACGCTGCGCCGCTCGATCGCTGCCGCCGGGCCGGTGGCCTACTGGCCGTGCGAGGACGGCGGCGACGCCATCGCCGCAGCGTCGGCACTGTCGAACGCGGACCCGCTAACGGTGACCGGCACGGTCACGTTCGAGGCAGTCGACGATTTTATCTTCACCGGCGGCGGGCGCGCCCAGTACGGGACGCTGTCCCTGCCGGACCTGTCCGGTGGCGGCAAGTTGTCGGCGTCGCTGCCCGCGTCGGCTACGGCGGCGATGGCGTCGCAGTGGTCGGTGCAGTGCGGAGCAGTGACCAACCCGCTGCTGACCTCGGGTGACATCGTCCTGCTGGACTGGACGACCCCGGGCGGGACGTACGTTCGCTGGCAGCTGGTCATGACGACCGGCCTCGTCACGCAGGTGGTCGCCACCTCGGCCGCAGGCGTGGCGACTGTCGTGTGCAGCGACGGCGGGGTGACAACCACTTTCGTCGGCCACTGGGTCAGTGCGACGCAGAACGGCGGCAACATCGACGTCATCGTCCACACTGCCCACACCACCACCTGCTCCGGCAGCGTCGCCGGGACCCTCACTGGGCCGAAGGACATCACCGCCAACAGCACGGGTGTTACCTCAAGCGGGCAGTTCCCGGTCGGGCACATCACGATGTTCGCCGACGCGACGCCACCGTTCGAATGGCGCACCTTCGGCAACGACGCGTACGGCGTCAGTGTCGGCGGGGCCGTCAACGGCTACGACGGCGAGGCGACCCACATCAGGCTCGCCCGGTGCGCCGAAGAGGACGGCGTGCCGATGCTGGCCATCACTGCGCCGTCAGCGGATTTCGTCCGCCGCATGAGCTACCAGCCGCCCGCCTCCGCGATCGCGCTCTACACCGAGTGCGAGCAGACCGAGCTCGGCATCCTGTACGAGGCGTTGACCGGCGAGTTGGGCTACATCACCCGCGAGCAGCGGTACAACGCCACCGCGGCGCTCAGCCTCAACTACGCGGCGGGGCACGTCGCGCCACCGTGGCGGCCTTACGACGGCGACCGCAACACCCGCAACGACATCACTGTGACCGGCGCCGGCGGCACCTCGGCCCGCAGCGTCGATATGGACAGCACCGACCCGGCTACCGGTGTCGGAACGTACGCCACGACGTACCCGGTCAACACGTACCGGGACGGCTACCTGGCCGATATCGCCACGTGGCTGAGGCGCCTCGGCACCAACGACGAACTGCAGTGGCCGGACATCAACCTGGACCTGGCCCGATCCACGGACCTGATCGCCGCATGGCTGGCACTGGACCTGGGCGAGCGCATCCACGTAGATGGCCATCCGTCGCCGCTGACGACCGGCACGATCCGGCTACTCCTGGAGGGCTACAGCGAGCAGATCAGCAGTTTCACGTGGCAGCTCACGCTGAATCTGCTGTCCGCTGAGCCGTGGACCGTCGCGGAGCTCGACAGCGACACGCTCGGCAAACTCGACTCCGGCTCATCGACGCTCACCAGCAACATCACCTCCACGGCTACATCGGTGTCGGTGACGACGTCGGTCGCAGGCGACCTGTGGACGACCGACGCGAACGAGCTCGACGCTGGCGTCAGGGGCCCGCTGTACATCACGATCGGTGGCCTGATCTACCGGTGCACCAACATCACCGGCGCGGCATCGCCTCAAACATTCACGATCGTCCGGCTCGGCGCGGGTGCAGACAAGGCGCACTCCGCTGGCGACGAGGTCCACACCTACCGACCTGCCGTTCTGGCGCTGTGAGGAGAGCCAATGACGACATACGCCTCCGGGCAGACACTCACCGCGGCCATGCTTACCGCTCTGGCCACGTTCGCGGAGCCGCTCCAGATCATCAAGGCGGCGACCGGCGCGACCCGCACCTCCACCACGGCGTCCACTGCGGACAGCGAGTTGACGCTCACCTTCCCCGCGAACCGCACCTACGAGTACGAACTGGAGTTGCTGCTCCTGTCCGCAGCCAACGCCGCCGGGGATTTTCGCGGCCGAATCGCGTGGACCAACTCGGCCACCGTCCACCTCGTCGTCGCGGGCCTGGCCGACACGCTCGCGTTGGGTGCGATGGCTGACTACCAGGGCACTGCCGCGAATGCCGGTGTGGCTGACACGACGACCCCGACGGGTGAGATGGTGCTCGGCTGCTCGACGACGGCGACGGCCGGCTACATGCGCGGCCGGATCATCACGGGTGCCAGCCCGGTCGTCGCGACGCTGGAGTGGGCGCAGTTCGTGTCCAACGCCAGCGCGACCAGCGTCCTGGCTGGCTCGTCGTGGACCGCGAGGAGGACGGCCTGATGTCCGGCGTGACGATCACCGATGAGATCTACTGGCAGCGCGAGGTCGTCACCCCCGACCTGGCGTGGCTGGGCGACGAGCTGTGCAGGCGTACGGGCCAGCCTGCGACTGCCGCAGGCGACAAGGGCAACGAGGCGCACCGCCGTGGCTCCCACAGGAGCCAGGACTGGATCCTGCACTCGGTCTACTGCACCAACCGGACGTACACCGTCCAGTCCGGACTGGCGGCGGCGCAGCTGCTCCACATCGCCGGTTTCGACTTCACGCCGGGCAACGCCACCGCCATGATCGCGCAGTGCAAGCGGCTGATGGCGGCGATGAGGGCGGGGCAGCTCGAAGAGGTCCGCGAGCTGTACGGCAACGTCGATGGGGACCAGGTCGTCGACGGCTGGAACAACCTGGAGAACCGGGCTGCCAGCTCGGACAGCTCGCACCTGTGGCACTGGCACCTCGGCCTGGACCGGCGCCATCTGACCGACCGCTCCCTGATGGAGCGCATCGTAGCTATCGCACTGGGAGATGACATGGAGCAGAAAGACCTCCTCGCCCAGAAGACCGCGGTGAGCGGCCGGACGGTGGGCCACGTGCTCGCCGACGTGTCCAATCTGCGCGACTGGCTGTACGGCCTGCCCGGCGCTACTGCCGGGAACCCGCCGCCGACCGGCTCGCGCGCTGACCTGCTGGTGGCCGCTGCTCAGCGTCCGGCGGTGCAGCCCGCTCCGGTGGACGCCGCCGCTGTCGCCACGGCTCTCGCCCCGTTCCTGGCTCCGCTGCTGGAGGCTGCCGCTGAGGCTGCTGTCCGCCGGGTGCTGGGTGCCGTGGACGGAGCGACCCCGTCATGACCGCACCCGAGATCCCGAAGGTCAGCTGGTCGCAGGTGACCCTGGCCGCGATCGTGGTCCCGTCCATCGCCCTGCTGGTGTATGGGCTGGTCAAGTCGGGCGAGTCCCTGGCTGCGATCGTGGCCGGGGTGACCGTGCTGCTCGCGGCCGTGGGCTACCAGGCGTCGCAGGCGTCGAGGGCCTCCACACAGATCCAGTCGGCGCGCGAGGAGATCGCGGAGGTCAAGACCCTCGCGAACGGCAACCTCAGCCGCGCCGACGCTGAGCGGGCCAAGGTGCAGGGCGAGGCGATCGAGCGACTGGCGGCGCTGCACGAGAAGCAAACCACCGACATGCGGGCCCAGTATCAGCAGATGCTCGCGCTCGCGGTGCAGCTGCCGCCGGGGACTGCGATGCCGCAGCTGACGCTGGGCCCGGAGTAGACGCCCGGCTCGGTCAGCCTCGTGGGCGACGGGGCGGAGTAGACCCGCGGTATCCTGGGTGCACCTGGGCGTCTTCGGACGCCGACCCGTACGGCACCGCCACTATCCGTCCGCTCGCATATGGTGGCGAGCACCCGAGCAGGCGTCGCGGCCGAGTCGTGTACATTGTGCACAGCGCGGGGATCACGCCAGGTTTGCTGCCAGACCCTTCCGGCCGTGAGGCTGGTTGAGGCTCCCCGGCATGTTGCACGTGAAACGGCCCGCTCTCTTCGGAGGGCGGGCCGCTTTCGTGCGTCCGGGGTCAGGCGGTCGGGTCCCGGCGCAGCTCCCACCACCGGTGCCCCTGATCGGACATCCCCGCGTGGCCTGTCCGACGCCAGCCGTCCGCCTCATGCAGCGCGATCGGCGCGGCGAACAGGTAGGTGATCTGCGGCAGCACGCTGGGCGCGACGACCGTGCGGTGCCGGTGCTCGTACGCCAGGGCGTACAGGCCCAGGTCACGGCCCGCGCCGCGCCGCTCGTAGTTGAGGCGGCACTTCAGGGTCAGCACCCCGCTGATCTCCTGCACGATCGACCCGGCCCACGCGGCCGGTATGCCGTCGACGAGCACCATCGACAGCGTGGCTCCGAGGTAGTCGGCGGGCTCGTGCTCGGCGTCGGCCCACATCTGCTCGACCAGGCCGTCGTCGGCGAGGATCCCGCTGACCAGCTGGTCCCAGCGCGGGCGGCCGGGGGTCAGGGTCAGGATCTCGATGTCCATGCCATGTCCTCTCGGTAGGGTGAGGGAGGTCCGGCCCCGAGGTGCTTCTCTCATCTCGGGGCCGGGCTGCTACTCCGCGTCCGGTCCGAGGACCAGGCGGGGGTTCTCGTTGAACCGGTCGATCCAGGCCGCGGCCCGCTCCTCCTCGCTGCCCTCGCCGTCCATCGCGGTGGCCATCTCCAGGGTGATCCCGGAGGTGATCAGCGGTGCGGCCTCGTCGGGGGTGAACCCGGCGTTGGCCCACTTGGCCGCCTCCGGCGCTTCGATCTCCATCTCCATCCACTGGAGAGCGGACTTGCCGTCGTTGAGCTGGGTGGCCAGCGCCTGGTAGGCCGCTTTGTAGATCGAGAGCTTGCGCAGCTTGTCCATGTCGGACTCCCTCTGTGTAGTTTTCAATGTCCCCCGCGCTTGTATAGCAACTATATATGACTGACACCAGGATGTCTAGTCGCTATACAAGAGGAGGGTGTCAGCTGTCCGACACGCTCGGCTTCAGCCAGCTGTAGACGACTGCCCGAGTCACCCCCACCTGCTTGGCGATCAGCTGGAACAGCTCCTCGCTGCGCCCGAACGCCCCGACACGCTGCGCCGCGTACGACTGGGCGGCCTCGCGAACCTGGGTCTCGTAGTTCTTCACCACGTTGCGCTCCACGCCCAGCGCCCGGCCGCGCGCGTCCCAGTCGTTGATCATGTCGATGACCCGCAGGCCCGTGCAGCCGGTCAGCTGCGCGATCTGGGTGTGCAGGTATTCGCCCCGCGTCACCGCGTCGGTGACCTCGGTGCTGGCCCGCTCGGACAGGCGCGACACCTCGTGCCGGTCGGTGCCCTGTCCGGCGGCCAGGTAGTCGCGCATGGACCGGACGGCCCGGTCGAGCAGTGGTGCGCGCTGAGCCTCTGTGAGCGTCATGGTGGTGTCCTCTCGGGTGGTTGCTGGATCAGGAGTCGCGGCGGCCGAAGCGGCGGGGGGTGGGCTGGATCGCCAGGCCGGCGGCGGACATGGCCTCGCGTGCCCGGCGCAGCTCTCCGCGCACCCGCTCGGCCTGACGGCTGTTGTCCTCCTCGTCGAGCTGAGAGGCCATGTCGGCGGCCTCCGAGTACCAGCCGCGGATGTCGGCCTCGGACATCTCGGCCTGCGCCGGGGCGTTGAGGGTGTCGACCATGCCGCCGACCGGGAAGCGCGCCTCGTAGTGCACGCCGCCCGTGGTGGAGTCGATGACCTGGTACATCGGGCGGCCGTCGATGGTCGCGATGTTCATGCTGTAGCGCTGGGTCACGGTGACCTCCTGGGTCTGCTGGGTGGCTGCGGCGATGAGGGCTTTGCGGCATGCGCGTCGGGCGGCGGGGGTCTGCGCGTGGTCGCACTGGCCCTTGTGGTTGATCCGCTTGGCGATCATGTCCGGCTCCCTCGTTCGCTCGCTCGCTTGCTTGTATAGCAACTATATATGGCTGGTGGCAGGATGTCTAGTCGCTATACATGTTTGTACTGTCGCCTGCACGACAAAGCGCCCCGCCCTCCGAGGAGAGCGGGGCGCGTCGTGCGTCCGGGGTCAGCGGCGAGAGCCTGCCCACTCGGCCAGATCCCGGCGGGCGTAAAGGTCAGCCGGGCCGCGCCTTCCGCGCGCTTTCGGCACGGTCCCGATACGCCGCTGTAGCCGCTTCTTCGACGCCTCATACGACCACGGCAGTACGCCGGCGTCTACCGCGTCCCGCAAGGTCATCATGTCCCCGTCCACAGGGACATTGCTGCTCAAGCCCCCATCAGGGTCAACTCCTGATGTTGCGAGGGCGCGCGCCTGCACAGCCGTCAGGTAACACACCTGCACCTCTACGGCCTGCCCGCCAATGACGACCTGCCACCGGCCAAGCGTGCGAGACGTGCGCGGCATAGCAGCCTCAGGCACCAGCATTTTCCACGCGTTGTTGGTGTACCGCGCCAGGCACCTGATGCCGAAATTCTCGCGCGCTTCCGGTCCTCCGATAGCGCGCGCCGTCAGCATCTGCGCGATCGCGACGACATTCACCTTCGCAGAGCGGCCCATGAACAACAGGTCGGCCAGCGCGGACACGGCCGGCGACTTCTTCGGGTCGCTCTTGTCGCGGGTCTCGGCCCAGTAGTTGGCGAGCTGCCCGATGGTGGCATTCAGCTCCTCGCAGATCACCAGCGTGCGTGCTCCGGGGTCCCAGTCGTCGGCCTCATGCATGGCCAGGGTGTTGCGCTCGTCGGCGAGCGCGGCCAGGCGGACGAGGGCGTCGTGCATCTGCGCAGGCTGCGTGCAGTAGTCCACGCCATCCAGGCCTAGTGCCCACCGGTGCGAGCCCTTCCGGTCGAGGATGACGACCCGGCCGGCGCGGGCCAGCACCTGCACCGCGAGCAGCTGGGCCAGCACCGACTTGCCCGCACCGGAGCCGGCCGACACCGCGATGTGCGGCGAGTCGTCCCGCAGGCTGAGGGTGGACGGCTTGTTGCCAGCGCCCTGCCCGATGTAGAACTCCCACTCGGCCAGCTTCGGGAAGTGCTCGACCGCCCGGTCGTAGCCGACAGTGGCCGGTGGGCGCTTGCGAACAGTCCACCGGGCCACCACCTTCGGCCCGACCTGGTACCAGGACTCGACCAGGTCCGACACCGGGATCTTGCTGCCGATGATGGAGGAGACGAGCTGCCGTTGCTCCTTGGTCAGGTACGGCGAGGCTACGGCCAGCTCGATCCGCGGCCCCAGCTGCTCGCCCGGCCGACGGAACACGCTCAGCCGCGACGTGGCCGGGCGTGCCTGGCGCTGCAGCGCCCACAGCCCGCGCTGGGCATGCTCGGGCAGCCAGCGCACCACCGGCTCCACCTGGGCGCCGTACCACGCACGCACGGCCTCCTCTGCCGGTGACAGTGGCTTGGCCAGGCGTGGAGTCAGTGATCCCAGGGACGTGTCGACGTGCAGGCGTACTGCCGTCGTCAGCCCCAGCGCCGGGCCGATCGCGGCGAGAGTCGGGGCGATGTACTCGGCGTGGAAGCGCCGTTGCGTGAACCGCTGACGTGCCCGCCAGCCGACCGCGACGACGGCCGACCCGGCGACGGCGGCGGTATGGCCTGGGTAGGTGGCGGTGACCAGCGCGGCGATGGGGATGCCGAGCCGGTACGCCTGGCGCTTCCAGCCGGGCCAGCGGCCCTCGCCGGGATTGAGGTACGGGTAGCCGGCGCGGCCGTCGAGTGGGCGACCGGCGAGGAGGCGGTAGCGATACGGGGTCCGGTCTGCTTTGCCATGATGGGCGTACTCCATTTCTGGTGGAGGAGCAGGGCGCGCCCGGGGTTCCAAGCCGGGGCGCGCCCTGCGCGGGGCGGGTCAGGCGAGGTTGACTGTGGCGCCGGGTCCGATGGCGACGCCCGACATGCTCACGCTGCCGCCGGTCACGGTCACGCCGTTGCGTGCGCCCTGCGGCGAGGCCGTGAGCATCCGCCAGGCCAGCAGCGCCACCTGCGGCACCTCGGCGCGGCAGGCGAGGTTGCGCAGCTGCGGGATGCGCACCCACTCGGCCCGCGAAACCCCGTCATCGCCGCGGGTGGCCGGCCGCTGGGTGGAGTCCCCGACCGCCAGGAACAGCATGTCGAGGTGATCATGCTCCGGCTCGCCCTTGTGCGGCTTCGCCGGCGCCGGGATCTCGTAGGTGAGCCACGGCGTAGGCAGCTGCACCATGCCGGGCAGGTCGAGGGCGGGCTGGTTGGCGATCGTCGCAGTGCAGCCGGTCTCCTCGTCCAGCTCGCGCAGCGCGGCCTCGTGCGGAGCCTCGTCCTCATCGACGTGCCCGCCGGGAAACATCAGCGCGGCGGAGGCCCTGTGGTGGATCAGCAGCACCATGCATTCCTGCGGGTCGACGACGACCACGGATGCGGTCATGTGCCGGCTGGAGCTGGTGACGGTCGAGTGCGTCATGATGGGTGTCCTCCTGTGGGGGATGCAGGGCGCGCCGCGATGTCGAGTCGGTGGGCGCGCCCTGCGCTGGGCTACTTCTTCTTCGGCACCTGGCACGGGGTGCCGTGCGGGTTGCGTGCGCCGCAGTCGGGGCAGCGCGGTGTGGTGTCGGCCATGTCGGTCTCTCTGGTCAGCAGGTCGTCGGCGTTGCCGAGCGCGTCGCGTTCGTCGTCGCGCTCGGCGTCGGCGACGGTGTACCCGTCCTGGTCGTCGTCGCGGCTGATAGGCACGTCGGTGTGCCAGTGGCTGTATCCCTCGCCCATGTCAGTTCCCTTCCCTCAGGCCCGGCCGGTGCCGCCGCAGATGGCATGCCGCACGCTCGTACTGCCCGACCCGCCACAGGTGGGGCAGACGTCGTTCCGGCTCCTGCGGTCGTCGTGAATCCGGCCTCCGCCGCCGCAGTGACCGCACCGCGCCCTTTCCACACCTGTTCCGCTGCAACTTCCGCAGGTCTTCGCCATGTCAGTCCTCTCTCTCGCTGCCTGTGGGTCCTGGCAGCCACCGCACGGGCCGAGGTGATGAGCCCAGCCCGCACGGAGGTCGTCAGAGCGCGTCGGCCATCTCGGGCTGCTCGACGCCGTTCAGCGCGGGCGCATCTGTCGCCATGCCGTCGTCAGGGCGGGGCATGTACCGCTGCGCGGTCCGCTCCGAGACACCGATCCGCGCGGCGACGAACGCGGGCGAGGCGTCCGGCTTACGGCTCAGGATCTTGGCGACAAGATCAGGCGTGGTCGGCTTCACGATCGGCCGAGGCGCGACCGCCTTCTTCGGCCGGGGCGTGGGTGGCTCCACCGTCTCCGGCGCGCCATCGTCTTCCCAGCTCATGTCATCTGCGGCTGTCGTCACCGTGTCGTCGGCGGGCACCTTCCCCCGCTTGCCGGTGGCGAGCACCTCGATCACGAGCAGCAGCGCCACAGCGGGCCACGCGGAGATGACCCGCGAGATCAGGTCCGGCAGCGCGGCAAGGACGTTCGCGACGACACTGGCGGCCACGCCGAGCACGAACGCGATCCAGGCCCAGGTCCGCACCCGATGCCCGGCCTGCCGGTCCTCGCGCATCACGAGCGTCGCCACGACGAGCATCCCGTCGACGCTGACCGGCAGCAGGGCTGCGACAGTGGAGTGCTGCCCATGGGTGACGGCGAGGTCGCGCATGTGGGTGTAGGACGCGTACGCGGCGATACCGGCGACCGCGCCGATGGCGGCGTGCTTGGCGGTGAGGGCGATTCTCATGTCGGCTCCTTGGGTAGTCGGGGGTGGACGGAAACCGGCGTGGTCACAGCTCGCCTCCGAACGTAGCCACGTCCACGTCGCGCAGGGCACGGGCCAGGCGCTGTATCGCGGCGAACTGGCGGTCGGCCGCGGCTCCCCACTGCTGGTGCGTCTTGCCCATCAGGCTGCCGCCGGGGGCGTTGTAGGCGATACCGGCGGCGTACATCGAGTTGGACAGGCGGCCCGCCATTGCGGTGATGGCCTGAGCGAGCTGGTAGTGACGCCTGCTGGCGACGGTGCGGGTCATGGTCGGCTCCTGCCGTAGTCGGGGTGGGTCAGTCGAGGTGGTGGAGGTTGCGGACGGCTCGCTGCGTCGCTGGCAATACCTGCCGGACGACAGCCACGCCCTCGTCGTGGCCGTCGAATGCCCTGTTCAGGCGCTCGCACGCCTCCTCGGCTCGTGCCAGATCGCGGAAGGACCCGTGCAGCGTCGTCTCGCTGCAGCAGGCGACGACGATCACGTACTGGGACATGGCTTCCTCTGCCGTAGTCGGGATGGGGCGGAGTGCGCGCCCGGGTCTCGAACCCGGGTGACTGCCAGTCGCGACCGGTGGATCAGTACAGGCCGTACATCCCGGCGAGGGAGACGGTCCGGTGCTCGCCCGTCAAGACGTTGCGGACGAGGTAGCGGTCGCCCTTGACGGCCCGCTGCACCCGCCAGGCGCGGCCCGCGATGTTGTCGATGGCGCAGTGACGGCCGAGGTTGTTGTAGAGGTCGGTGGTGAACATGTCGTTCTCCTTCGGTAGGGCTGAGCGGGGGCGGTGGGTGAGCCGGGCCCGTGGGCCCGGCGGCTGGTGTCAGCAGATGTAGTTGGCCTCGATGACCTCGATCGCGGCCTGGAAGCCGGGGCACTCCTCGTC